GGTAACGTACTAGGAACATCGGGTACATTCCAATCTTTAACAGTCAATGGTAACGAAATTGTAACTGGTTATTTAGATGTAACAGGCAATGTTTTAACAGCACAATTAAATGCTGGACAGATTAATACAACCGGTAATGTATTAGCAACAGGTGCTATATTTAACAGCGTAACAGTTAATGGCAACCAAACAATTAACAGTGGTTACTTAAATGTACAAGGCAACGTACTTGGACAAACAGCTACATTTAATACCTTAGTTGTTAACGGAAATGAAACAATCAGCGGATATATCAATGCTGCTGGTAATATTTTGACTCCACAATTAAATGCTGGACAAATTAATACTACAGGCAATTTATTAGCAGTTGGTATTGTTGCTGCTACATTAAGTACTAGCGGAAATATCATTGGCGGGTTAGCTGAATTTGCGGCTATCAATGCTACTCCGGTAGGCAATGCGACAGCAAGTACAGGTGCCTTTACAACCTTATCAGCAAGTGCTAGTTTCTATGCCAATGCCACAACATCAAGTAATACATCAACTAGTGGCTCTATTGTTACAGCGGGTGCTATTGGTGCCGCTGGTAATATTACTACTGCTGGTATATTAGGTGTTGTACAAAATGGAGTAAATGCATTCACAAGTACACATACTAGTGTATTAGGATATTTTGCTGGTAATACAAATAATAGTGTACAGGTTGCTGTACAGAATTTTGGTCAAGGAAACATAGCAAGTACAGATTTTGCTCTGTATAATAATATCGGAACTGACACAAATAACTACCTTGATATTGGTATTCTAGGAAGCGGGTATGACGTAAATGGTCAAGGATTTACTGTAGCAAGTCCAGGTGACGGCTATATGTATTCTAATATTGCTAACTTAGTAATTGGTACAGATACTGTAGGAAAAACAATTTCATTCTTTACTGGCGGATATTTAAACACAAATATTCGTGCTAATATTACTGATTCTGGAATAACAGTTAATACAGCTACTACTTCGAATAGTTACTCTTCTGGTGCTTTGGTAGTTAATGGTGGCGTTGGCATAGCTGGGAATTTAGTTATTAAGAGCAATACCAGAATTGCTCTTGGACTAGATCTAAATAATAATTTATATTTAGAAGATGTTGTACAAATTACTGCGGTTTCTAACTCTTCACAAAGAATATCAATACAAAATATCAGTAAGGGTAATTTAGCAACTTCTGAATTTGCTGCCATGGCAGATACCGGGTCAGACAGCAATAATCTACATTTAGTAGGTATAACAGGTTCTAATTATCTTAATAATTCAAATGTTCCTATCATTGAACCTATAGATAGTTATAGTCTCGGTATAGGTGGCAATCTGATATTAGCAGCAACTAAAGATGTAGTAATTTCTGCTAATTCATTTACAACTGTGGGTATTAGAGTAAGTGCTACTAATTCTAATGTAGGCGTACAATATAGTACAGTCGCTACAAGTCCAACAACAGGAGCATTGACAGTAGTTGGTGGCGTAGGAATTAACAGCAACCTTTGGGTAGCTAATGGTGCTGTAATCAATAACAGCCAAACAAGTGATAACTTTACAGTTAAAGGTGCTACAAGCACAGCATTAATTTATGCTAACAGTAACTATGGTGCTGTGGTCATTGGTGGAGCAGGACCTTCTGCTAGTGGTGGTAACACAACTATTCAACCAGGTGCTACATTTAAAATTGACTCACATGATTCAATGTTGCTACCGATAGGTACAACAGCACAACGTCCAAGTAATAGTGGTAACGTTGATGTACAAGGTATGATGCGTTTCAACAGTACTGTTAACAACGTAGAATTCTTTGATGGTAGCGCATGGCAAGCAACTGGTTCATCATTTACAGTAATTAGTGATAGACAATTTGCTGGTAATACTGCCTATGGAAATGTTGACGGCACGAACACAACTTATACAATTCAATCGAATTCAACAACATCAGGTACTATTGTAAGTATTAACGGTGTGATGCAGTTCCCTGTGCTAGCATATAGTGTTAGCGGAGCAACTTTAACATTTACAGAACCTCCAGCACCTGGTGATGTGATCGACGTTCGCGTATTGGCAACTACTACAGTAGTTTCGACACTTGCTAGTGGTAACGGTCTAAATCAGTTTATTGCTGATAATACTGGATCAAGTATATGGACAGGAACATCAGGTACAACTGAGCGTGTATTAGTTGATCCAGTGGGTAACATGAACTTCTTAACAGGAAACAAAGTTACCTACAATCAAACACCTGTTAATATTCCATTAGCAAATACACCAGTACAAGTCGACACTTGGAGCCAATCTGCTTATACTACCGCTAAGTATTTGATTACATCTAAAGTTGGTACAACTAACTTTGAAACATACGAAGCTCACGTACTAACAGATGGCAATAATAATGCTTATATTTCAGTGTATGGAGTTGTAAACAATGGTACAACATTTGGTACATTAAGTGCTACAGTAACAACTGGTAATGTGGTAGTGTCATACACAAGTACCATAGCACAAGCTAACGTTAAGATAATGGGTACATTTATTGTTTAATAGGTAACCGATGGCAAACATACAGAAAAAATACCGTCAATACTATGCCGGCGAAGAGATTATTACTGAACGTAAGTATGAATTTCAACGTTGGATAAACACTGTTGAGACTGTACCAAGTGCTGTGACTAATAATCAAATATCTAATAGGGCTGTGGTTATCGGCAATGGCCCTAATAGATTAGGATTTGATCTTAATAATCTTAAAAAACCTAGCGGATTGTTAGGCAGAGACACTGTACAAACGTATGGTTGTAATGCCCTGTATAGAGATTTTACTCCTGATTTTTTAATTGCTAGGGGTAGTGCAATAATTACTGAATTGGCTAGTTCAACTTTTATACAACATAATATTGTATATACTAATAATCTACATCTATTAGAACATCCAAATAAGTTTTATTTAATACCATATGATCCTTATGTAGATGCTGGCACAACAGCGGCATATCTAGCCGCATTTGACGAACATAAAAAAATCTATCTATTAGGGTTTGACGGACACAGTACAGAAACTACTAATTGGAATGTCTATGCTGGTACACGAGGATATGATCCTAGTGAACTTGATATTGATGATACTAAATGGATTGACAATCGTAAAGCATTATTTGATGTCTATGATGATGTTGACTGGGTTTGGGTTACACCGCACGGTAGAAATCTACTTCCAGAAACTTTAAAATATTGTCCAAATCTTAGACAAATTAATTTTAGAGATTTTGTATTAGAGTGCGATTTATAATACTTCTTGTAAGGTCTTAATTTTTTCTATAATAACATCAAAATTGATTGTGCGCCAAACTCCTGGATGTAGGGGGTTTGGGTGATCTTCTAAGGCTACCCAGCAATATCCACGATGTTCTTCATTCAACAATGGAATAAATTCGCCATCTAAAGGAATTAAAAAAGTATTATATATAAATTTGCCGTTGTCGCTGGTAAATTTTTCTAAAGGAATGACTTTAATGCTGCGGAAATTGTAACCCAGTTCTTCAGTTAATTCTCGACTCAAACTAGATAGTAAGTGCTCGCCCGGATCAATCTTGCCGCCCGCTAGACCCCAAGTACCATCATATTTGTCGCCATTGCGTAATAGAAAAAGATAACGTTTAGTTGAAGTACAGTATATAAAAGCGCCTACACCTTCTATATGACCAAGGTCCATAGCCCTTCTTTGTACTCGCCTTCCCAACTTTTCGCCCATTGTTGTTGAAACCATTTATATTGAGTGCCTGTGGTTAGATTACTTACATATTGTAGCGTATCATTGGCCTGGCTGTCAAATGAAACTACCCAATGACTGCCGGTGTATTGTATAATGTCATTGGCATTAGCTACAATATCAATGCCGTCAGTGCCGCGCCATAGCGCAGGACCTGTACCTGGTGGATTATTAAAACTACCGATAGGATTTAATATTAGGTAGCGTGTTCCACTACTAGGTTGAGTAATTGCCGTAGTAATGCTTGACTTAGTAGGATCAATAATAGCATTAATTGGCTGTAATGAGTTAGAAGGAGTAGTATCAACATCTACATTAAAAATTAATAGAGTATCATCAGTTGGATGAAAACTTACACTACCAATTACTTCAGTAATACCATCTTCTTGTAGTAGTCTAACTTGACTAACGCCATTGTTTAACTCACCATAGACATTGATTAGTTTGCGCCAAATATCTGGGGTACCTACTTTAACTGGATTCTGCGCTATACTTTCTCCGTTAATATCACGTGGGCTTTCTACTTCGCTAGATTTTAATAAGGTTAGAGTGTTGCCTACTAATAATACTCCGTACATCATTGGAGTAAAGTACTGTCTGGCTCCTAATAGGTTATCATCATTTAGAATAGCATCACTTAAGTCGCCGTTACTGTTATGTATATTAGCGATGATCTTTTGTATAACGCCAAGTTTTTTAACTTTAGCCGGAGGACTTATCCAAACAGGTAATTTAAATGACATAGTAGCAACATCAATAGGATTGTCTGTGCCGATTGGAACAGTGCGACTACTCCAGTTAATACTATCAAGTAAAACGTAACTAAGGCTAGTCCAATCAATATAATTATCTGTTGATTGAATTTCCATTGCTGGATTAAACAATACTTGTAACTGTTCTATTAATTGTAATTTTTGTTTAGTGTTGCT